GACATTATATTTGCACTGTCAAAAATGGTTAGTGGATTAGAAACTCTTAATCTTCCAAATGCATCATAAGCAGTAGATCCATCTCCACCACTTATTACTGTTGGTTCGACATTTACATTATTACATGAGCTCATTAGCAACCAAACCTCATATTAAACCATGTAAATCTTTGAAGCTCTTGTTTTAAATCTTCTTGATAACCAAAGTTAAGTTCATTTTTTAAAGTATCTAAACCTTCTCTTAATTGTCTTTGATTGGTTTCTTGATACTCTGGTGTTGGTTCTGGTATGATTGCACTAATCTTTGCCATTATCTTCTTCCTCCTGCATGTATATCTAATCGAAGTGTACCATATCTCCAAGATTCATCAACAGCATCATTCTCAATTTTTAAACTTACTTGTCTTCCTCTAACTCTAGTACTAACAAATGTTGAAGTAGTATTAATTGTAAATGGACCAGTGACTAACGGATAATCTGCATCTGTTTGTGCAGTTTGACCTGGATAATTTCTGAACCTTAAAGTAACTTTTGCATTACCTAATAAGTTTTTAAAATCAGGAATAAATCTAGACACTCTCATAACTTGTTCACCATCCCCTTGTATACCTTGTTGAACAGAAATATCATAGTCTCCTGATACGATATAAGATGTAATTGCAGTGGATGTTCCATCTATATATAATTCATTTGTTCCAGTCTCATGTGCCCAGTATTTACTTGATCCATAAGTATTAGTTACACCATTAATTGTTGGAAATGTAGGTGTACCATCGGAAGTAAATTCTGTTGCATAAGGTAAATCATACGTATGAGCATCTGAATAACTAGTTCTTGATAAAGAACCTACTGTCCAAGTTTGTTCTATAAAATTAAATACAACATTTCTATTGATTTGCTGCGAGCCGCTCGCTGCATAGTACCAGCCCACTTCATTATAGAGTGAGTTATGATAACCATATGCAATTTGATTTGCTGCATAATTAATTCCTAATCCATCTCCTTGAGTTGTAAATACAAAGTCTTCAACGAGTGATGGCAATTGTTTTACCGTACCATCAAACATAAAAAAACCTCCCCCAAATCCCATCCAGAAGACTGCACCTTGTGCATAGACTGCTGCATGCTGACCTAAACATCCACAGTTAGAACCAACCTGTCTAATAGTAAATGTAAAAGGTGGACCTACAAACTGTATTTGATATGCCGCTTGATCGGTGAGTACTAATATATAATCTTTACCTTGAACCGCACTTACAATTTCATTACCTTGGTCAAGCAAAAAACTACCTGCTGTATTGTTTGCAGTTGGAGCATAGGTTCCAATATTTTCTTGATCCGAAAATCTTATAAACATTTTATTTTGAGATGTTGAATCTGCTAAATCTGTTTGTGTTCCCATTAAGAATAAATGTCTATCTCTATCGGATACCAAACTCATTAATGATTTAGTAGGTGCACCGGATACAATCGTTGCTCTTGTTTGTAGAGCTGTTCCTGTTCCTGGATTCCAGGTAAACGTTGCACCATTTCTTGCAGTTGCAACAAGAAGCTGGCCGTAATTATCGAGCGACCAGGAGCCAGGATCGAGTGTTACCTGAGTAGTTGATCTTGCAGTTCCCCATTCTTCAATACCCCAGTTACCTGTACCCCAACCAAATGACCCTGTTTCAAATACAGGACCAATAGTAATATAAGGTGTGCATGTTGCAGAACCTGCTGCAGTCATACCAGTACCAGTTTCTGTGCTTGGCATTGTAATCGTAAATTCGTCGTTACTAACTATTGATGTAATTTCAAAAGTATTATCAAAAGAAGCTGAGTTATAACTTGTTATAGGTAATCCCGGTGTGCTTACAGAACTAAAAATAATATAATCCCCAACTGATCTACCATGAGCAGTTTTATTAACCGTTACAATATTTGACCCATTTGTAGAATCAAAAGTACAAGATGTTAATGGTGTATCTAAAGGTGTAACATCATAAAATGTACCTTCATAATAAATAACTAATAATTTAGATGTTCCTAGAGCTGCGTATTTTTGACCTTCTATATCTGTCCAAGTATGTTGATCTCTAACTGGACCTGCTAATGTATCTTGATCTAGTTCTAACCAACCTCCTATTTTTTCAGGTTGACCATATCTAAAACGTACATTATCTCCATCTACCCATTGACCTTCAGCGCCAGTAGGGGTAGCTTGTTTATTAAAGCCTGGTTTAAATTGAATTTTCTGTAGCATAGAATACCCATTATATACTAAAACCCCCAACTTACAAATGAATAGCGGGTGCCTTTTTTAATCTCTTTTACTTCATGAGGGTATAAAAAGCAACTTGGAAATATAATGATGTCGCCTGCTTTAGAGTCTATTTTTTGATTATTTATAATCAATTCACCACCTGTGTAGTTTTCATTCAAAATACCAATAAAAGATATAACAGGAATGCCTTTATATCGACCATCGAATAAAGAATGTATGTGGTCATAATGTTTTCTCATTAAAGTTCCTTTTTTATATCTATTAAATCGTATAGGTGAAAACGTAGTAGCTAAACTGTCTAGCCTAATATCACTTAAATCAGCAAATTTATTATTATATTCTTGATAAGCTTTTACTAGATAAGGTGTCATTGTATTTTGCATTTCTTGAGTAATGGATTGAACATCTAATTCTTTCTTTTTTTCTGAAGCATAACTATCGTTTTCAACACGGTGCCATTTATGCTTTTCCCATTCTTTTTTATTTATTTGTTTAATTAATTCTTTACAAATTTTTTCAGGAATCATATTAGTCGTGTATATGTAATCATTGATTTTCATAAATTTTCCTTAAATTGAGTTCAGTTAAATCTTTTTCAGAACCTATGTTATCTGCAAATGTATTAAAGGATATACTAACTCTTACATCATCAGATGTATTAATAGGTACAGAGTGTCTTAAATACGATGGAAATAATATTAACTCACCCGCAACTGCAGGTAAATAAAATGTCTGACTATTTAATGAATTATATTTTTCGTAATTTAATTTTAACATCTCAAACTGTGTTTTAGAAAACATAATAGGTGGTAAATGTTTATCCAGTCTAAAATACATTACTCCTGATATAATAGAGTTTGGGTGTAAGTGTTCGTGATGAATAGATCCTTTTGGGTTTCTATTAGCCCAAGATTGTGTAATCATTAAGTTGTCTGAGGATTGCCAAACTTGTTTTGCAAAAATGTTTACAGATTCTTTACAAAAATCTTTTATTTTTTTTAATTGTTTCTTTTTAAATATATAAGAATCGGTTGATCTAAAATTACCATTCTTACCATTAGGTTCGTATTTAAGTTTTTCAATAAACTTTAATTCTTTACTAATATCACCTTCATATTTTGTAATCAGTAAAGGTGTAGCAAATAATTGTAATAACTCTTTCTTTATCATTTAGAAAGTTGTTATAGCAAATCTAATAATTATTGCAAGGCACCGTGAAGATTACTAGATCCCGCTGCACCTTGAGTAGCAGCTTGTAAATCTCCAAAATCTGTTGCGTTACCTGTTGTTGCTGTTATTACATAATCTATTGTGTTTGCTGCAAAAGGTGCACCAGGAGACGAACCTCCAGCAAAGAGAGTTTTTGTAGTGTCTGATAAACCAGCCATATCTGATCTTGCAACAGTTAAATCACCAAAATCTGTTGCGTTACCTGTACTTGCTATTGTTATATATTGAATAACATTTTGTCTTGCAAAAGGAGAACCTAATTGACCACCGCCAAAAACCCCTCTTGTAGAATTTCCTCCACTTCCCATACTTCTAACTGCTGCAAGTGTATCACCAAAATCTATTGAGTTACCTGTGGATGCAATAGTTATATATTCTATTTCATTAAACATATTACCAGGACTTGTAAATGCTCCTGCATAAACTCCTCTTGTAGAACTAGAAACTCCAGTTCTATTAGCTCTCGAATTTAAAGTATCACCAAAGTCAATTGCATTTCCAGTTGAAGCTATTGTAATATAATCCATTACGTTTGTAGATGGAGAACCTCCTGCAAAAACAGCTCTTGTAGCACTTGAAAGAGGTCCAACACTATTCCTTCCAGTAGTTAAGTCACCAAAATCTGAAGCGTTTCCTGCTGTAGCAAAAGTACAAAATGAAATAGTATTTAAATTTGACGCTGGTGCCGCTGATTCTCCACCAGCATTTGTAATTCCTCTAGTTGTGCTAGCAGCTTGTCCTGACTGCATAGTTCCAATACCAGCACTTAAATCTCCAAAGTCTGTGGCATTACCTGTTGAACCCAATGTAACTTTTTGTATTGTGTTAAGTCTTGCAGGTTGAGCATATCCTCCTGAAACTAATCCAATTGCTCCAACAACAGGCCAATTATCTCCCTGCCTTGCATTGTAAACATCTTTTAATTTCCAAACGTATGAGTTTGGTCCATCTTTACTTGGGAATGCCATTATAAAAGTCCTCCATCTGCATTATAAATTATCATATTGTTTTACCACCATCTCCAGAAGAAGCAGATGCGTGTCCAATTGGTGTGTAAGTTAAATCTCCAAAATCTGTACCATTTCCTAAAGTATTGATAGTAACAAATTCTATTTTATTAGTTCTAGCAGGAACAACAAAACCTCCTCCTATGGCAGCTCTTATAGTATTTGAAGTAGTGCTACTATTACTTGTAGCTGCAGTTAAATCACCAAAGTCTTGAGCATTACCTGTTGAAGATATTGTTATGTAATCTATAACATTTAATGCTCCTGTAGGAGAAGTATATCCACCAGCAAAAATACCTCTTGTTGTTGAAGAATTTCCACCGTTCAATCTTCTTGATCCAGATAGATCTCCAAAATCAATTGCATTACCAAGTGATTGAGTAGTAATATATTGCATTACATTAGTGCCTGCACCTGCGCCAGGATTACCTCCTGCCATTACACCTCTTGTTGGTGAACAAGCTGCATTGGCACCTGTATTAGCAGCAAGTAAATCTCCAAAATCTATAGAATTTCCTGTAGTAGCTATTGTAATATATTGAATAGTATTAACATTACTTGGTGTATAACCTCCTCCCCATATTCCTCTAGTGTTATCATTTACACTTGACCCACATCCAAATCCTTCATAATTAGTTAGCATATCTCCAAAGTCTATTGCATTACCTGCTGATGCAAAAGTTATATAATCCATTGTATTATTTAAACTTGGATTAAAACCTGCTGAAAAAACAGCTCTAGTTCTTGAACCCACTCCTTGTATTGAAGATCTTGCAGAAGTTAAATTTCCAAAGTCTGTTGCATTACCTGTTGTAGAAATAGTTATTGAATTTATCTCATTAAGTAAACTTGGGTCATTTCCACCAGCATATATACCTATATCTCCTGCTAAAGTTTCTGGCCAGTTGTCGCTTATTCTTGCGTTGTATACATCTTCTAATGTCCAAACACCTGAATTTGGTCCTGTTTTATTTGGGAACTCAGCCATTTAAAATCCTTATGCGTTTAATGCGTCTAATTTTGTCCAGAAAGCTGTAGCGTGTGCACTTTGATCAAATGAAATTTCGTTTTCTATACCAGGATTATTTGGGTCTGGTTGTTTCCAATCAGTTGTGTAAGTGTTTAGGTAAGTTACTAAATCTGCTTGTGATGCAATTTCTTCCGCTTGACCTGCTGGAATTGTTGCACCATTGTCGGCTATACCTACTAGCCACATATCTTGTGGACCAGGAACACCTGCAATTTGATTAGGCCAATTACCATTAGAACCATCGTTTCCTCCATATAAAAATGAAGGAATAGTGCCGTTACTATTTAATTTATATTTTACTGCTTTGTATGCCATAGATTAATCTCCTTAGAGTTTATACTTATATTATAATATAAACCCTGTAAATACCAGAATTATTTAAAAATTACTAGTCTTGTTTTTTCTTGTCTTCGTTGACTGTAGCTAGTGATTTTTGATCCATTAACTGAAATCCACGTCTATCTGCAAATTTTTGTGAGTCGTTTTTAAAGATTTCTGCACAATGTTCTAGCCACTTCATAGTCATTTCATGACTAGGGTTTTCACCATTAGCCATCATATCATTTTCTCTTTTAAGATATTCATATATCTCTTTTTGAGCAACAGCGGAGTTAATTCCCATATCAAATAAATAGATTAAATTACCTTCATCTATCTGACCACCCCTTGCTCTTGCTGCATTTAAGGCTTGTTTCATACAAGTCATGATGTGGTATTTGACTTCTTCTTTTTCATATTCTTCTTCACTAATATCCTCTTTACCTAATTTTTTTAAAATAGATTTATACTGTGTAGTAAAGAAAGACATTTTACGAACAGCTCCTTGAACACTATTCATTATGTTTGCACCACTCACTTTTAGTTTTAAAAGTTTGTGTTCAATATGTTCTCTCTCTATTGGATCAAGATCAGGATTTTCTAATTGTTTTTCTCTTTTTTTAATCATTATATCATTCTCATTCATTTTTAAATGAGCTTCTTCTAAAGCTAATCTTGTTCTATCTAGTTCAGCTAAAGTATGTTTTAATGATCTTACAGGTGTGATTGCTGTAACATCTAACATGACCCCCATATATTGAGAATGTGATTTATAAAAGTTAGCTGATGTTTTTTTAATTGCAGGTAATGAGGTGTTGATATGTTTTAACATACCTCGATATTGTTTACTTAACATAGGTAATTTTGATATACCTGCCAAAGTTAAATCTTTACTTTCTTTTTTATTTTTTTTTAATTTCATTATGAATTTCTTTTATAATATTTTCATAGTTATAGTCTTTTATTTCAAAATTACAAGTTTTTGGTTTTTCAAAAATTTCATTGGTATCCTTATATTTACTTTCACTAATAGTGTTCATCCATATTTTAATATCATACGATTGTCTTTTTTTATCAAAGGGTGCTACAAAATCTGCAATACTGTGTCTTTTATTCATTTTAGAATCAACAGTCATAGATAACATTCTAACTGATTGTAATTTTCGACCAGCTATTGAAAAATTCCAGTCATTAAATTTTTTACGAATTTCATCCCCATTATAGTAATCCATATTAGGAGTTAATAATTTTTTACTAAAAGTTGTTTTACCGGAACCTGGTAATCCAAACACTAAGATTCTTTTGAAGGTAACCATACATTTAAATTTGAATATTTTTCAATAATAGATTTTGGTAATATTTTATTTATATTTCTTTTTGTCTTACTAATTTTTTTTATTTTAATGGTGTGTAAGTTAGCTCCAACTGCTTTATCATTGTAACCCATACCATTCACTTCAAACTGTTTAAAGTTTTTAAAGTTATGTTTGAAAGGTTTAATGTCATAAAATTTATATATTTCTTTTATAATTTTTTCAGGGTTTTTAACTAAGTCATTATAGTCTACTAATTTATATGCTCCTGGATGATGGTCTACTAAATGTTTAATAGCTATTAATTCTTTTACAATCAATCCATCTGGATTCATTAATAATTCACATCTTTTTTCTGTATCCATAGTTCCAGCTCTATTAGGAAAAGCATCATAGTTTTTATCGGCCCATTCTATAAATGAAGCCAACACTTCTAACACATCTCTAACTAAAACAATAATTTTAGGTTTAGGATTTACATAATATTTTAAAAATTTTAAATTATTAGGAGCACCCCAAGGACCTCGATCAATGATAATAGGTTCTTTCCAATCTTTATAATATTCAGGAATTACAGCTTTAATAACATTGTCATAAGACTTATGATCAGGGTAATTTTGAAATACGTCTGAATGTTTTGAATTATTTAAGTTTCTAAATATTTCAGTGATTACTGAATTAGCTGTTGCTGCAATATCAGGATTTTGATTTAAGATTGTAGATAAAATAGTATTACCTGCTCTTGGTAGCCCACAAAGATAATGTATGACTTTCTTGCTCACAAGGAGCTTATAGCAAATTTTATATTTTAGTCAACTATTACAATCCACCGTGTACGTTAGACATACCAGTAGGATACTGTCTTCCAACAGTTAAATCTCCAAAATCTGTTGCGTTACCTGTTGTAGCTATGGTCACAACATCTATTGAGTCTTGTGAATTACTCATACCACAAGAAAGTGCTGTTGTTTTATTACTAGTAGCTCCAACAACTGATGATGTTGTAACAGTTAAATCTCCAAAATCAACAGCATTCCCTGTTGAATTTATTGTTATGTAATCTATAATATTAGTTGCAATTGGATTTTCTCCTCCAGAAAAAATACCCCTTGTACCAGAACTTTGAATCCCACTTCCTATTCTTCCTCTTCCAACAGTTAAATCTCCAAAATCTGTTGTGTTGCTTGTAGAATTTATTGTTACATATTCAATAACATTAGTATTACCAGGTTTGTTTCCAGCAAAAACTCCTCTTGTAGTTGAACAAGTTCCTCCTTTTGCATATCCAGCTGAAAGTAAATCTCCAAAGTCGGTAGCATTACCTGTTGTATCTATAGTAATATAATCTATTATATTTGTAACTGTGTAAGTAGGAGCAGTCCCTTCTCCTCCAGCAAAAAGACCTCTCGTAGAATTAGATACACCAGCGGGGTTATTTCTTCTAGCACCTCCAGTTAAATCTCCAAAATCTGTTGTATTACCTGTTGTAAGTATTGTTACGTATTGAAGGGTATTAACTCCAGTATTCGCATTATCACCACCTCCACCTACAACACCTCTTGTAGAACTGGACACAGAAGCACAAGCAAATAAATCAGTATCTAAATCTCCAAAGTCTGTTGCATTACCTGTACTAGTTATATCTACATAATCCATAGTAGTTGTTTTAGTAGGAGTAGATCCTCCAGAAAAAATTCCTCTTTCTGAAGTTGCATCTGGCCAAGCATTATCTTGAATGTATTTTGATAAATCTTTTATTTTCCAGATTCCAGAGTAAGGTCCACCAGGGGTAGGCATACTGGGCTACCTCCTATGCGTCGTCTATAATTTCGTAACTTATTACTACGTCTAGATCACTATTTGCAGAAGCACCACCTCTGATAGAGTGGTTTTCTTCTAAATAAATTGATGAGTTTTTATCTAACACAACTAATGTTGCATCCGCAGGTACAGTTATTGTTGATGCTAAGTATCTATCATTAGTTCCATCATAGTGACTGATGGTAACTGCTGCATCGTTAGTACCATCTTTATTTCCAACAATAATAGTATTTACTTTGTAAACTTTATTTGATGCTGCACTATTTGCTAATAGAGAAGTTGTTAAAGTAGTGTCCAACTCTGCCGTAACAGTTTCTCCTAAGATTGATGTAACATTTACTATATTTGGTTGTGCCATAATTATCTCCTTTTATCCGAAAACGATCGCCATTGCAATAGCTTTTCCTGTTGAAATTCCAGCTTCTCCAAAGCTTAAATTACCTGATCCATCAGTCAATAAAGCCTGTCCATTTGTACCATCAGACTGTGGAATACTAAATAAACCTATTTGATTTTGGTTAGCAAATACATCAATTACATTTGTACCGTCAGAATAGACAATTTTATTACCTTTATCTGTAGTTCCAAAAGTAGCTCCTGTTCCTGAAGCTGTTTTAAATCCTACAGTGTGAGCACCTGATGTGGAGTTTTTTACAATATATGTTTTTTCAATTGAATCTGGAACAGTAAAATTTACTGAAGTAGTAATTGTACCGGTTAAATCTACAACTTGATTTTTTCCATTTGAAGCTGCACCATTTGTAAATGTAAATGTTGTTCCTGTTGTTGCATTTGTAACTGCAACAGATTCATAACCAGCAATTGCTTGTTGAAGAATAACTAAATTTGTATTTGTAATATCACCCCATTGACCAGCCTTTTCGCCGGTAGCCATGAGTTCGAGTTTTAGATCTGCAGAATAACTTGATGCCATCTTTTATAATTCCTTAAGTTTTAATATTTTTATTAAATTTATGCGGCTGTGTCAATGTTATTCCAAGTGACACTAGATCCGGTAGAAACTTCAGTATAAGCTACAGATGTTCCTGTGTCAACTATTTGCCATGACTGAATATTCTCGTCTCCTAGAGCTATATTTATCTGATTTCCAGTTATATCTACATCTGCTGTTCCTACAACAGTAACACTTCCTACACTAAAACTTAAAGATTGACCTGTTAAATCAACTAAAGTATTTGCATCTAAAACTGCTGTACCTTGAGCTAGGTTTATTTGTTGACCAGTAATATCTGTTTGGCCACTTGCAGTAACGGATCCAACACCTAGACCCATGGTCATTCCAATGCCTATAACAGTAGCATCTGGACTTGGATCTACAGTTCCTTCTTCTGCTATTAATCCTTGACCTGATAAAGATATATTAGCATCTGCAGTAATTGTTTCATTACCAAGTCCTAAAGTTAAACCTACTCCTGTTGGTATAACTCCACCAACAATAACAATACCTACATCACCTTCATCAATATTTATTTGATTTCCTGTTAAATCTAAACTTGCAGATCCAGTGATAGTTTCTTCACCTAAAGATAGATTTAATTGTTCACCAGTAATGCTTACATTACCTGTTGCTTCAATTGTTTCTTCACCTAAAGATAAATTTAATTGTTGACCGGTAACGTCTGTAGTAGCTGTTGCTTGTGTGGTTACATTTTCAAGAGTAGCAGTTAATCCTATTCCTGATAAATCTGCTTGAGCTCCAATAGAAATATTTACTGAACCAACATTTGTTGTTAGTCCAAAAGAACTAGGTGCACCTTGTCCCCAATCACCAGATCCCCATGTATCATCACCCCAACTTTTATTTTGAAGATCAATAGTTACATCAACGGATCCAACGTTCCAGGGTCCAATACCCCACGTATTACTTCCCCAAGGAGCAGACATAATAGGTTACCTTCCTATTACGCGTTGCCGATTCTTAGAATAGCTGCTGAAGTTGTGAAAGCTGGAAACTGAATTGTAAATGTTCCTGAAGTTGCTGTTTTGTCTGCACCAAAATCTAATACTGCAACTGCCGCATTGGAAGT